ACTATGAAATCACCCTACGTCGCATATGCGAGAAACATTCTAACGGCGAGGTTTATGCAGTCCGATAAAGACTATCTCCTTTTTGTTGATGCCGACGTAGAATTTGAACCCGAATGTCCGTTAAGAATGTTGGTAGCACAGAAGGATATTGTTTGTACTCCTTATAGGATAAAAACAAATGATCCTTCGGTTGTTAAGTACACCACAACAGTACGTGACAATTCTAATGTTCCTATCTTACCGGGTGGCTTGATTGAAATACATCAAGGTCCAGCCGGTATGATGTTAATACATAGAAAAGTTTTTGAAAAGTTAATGAAAGATAGACCCGATCTTGAGATTGATGTACATCAGCACAAGGATCTCTTTCCGAAAGACATTAAAATATTTTCTTTCTGGGATTGCACCTTTAACAAAGGAAAGTGGACCGGGGATGATATTGCATTCTGTAATCTAGCAAGAGAGAATGGTTTTAAATTATATGCAAATATAGAATCACCAATGATCCATCACGGCAGTTATGGTTATAAAGGAAAATATGGAGACGGATTCAAAATTAAAAAAAAAGAAGATGACGCAAGTCATTGAATTTATTGAAGATTTTATCTTCTACATTTTATTTTTAATAGGGTGTGGTTTGGTATTAATCGTTCTTGGGTTAATGTGGATTTATGATCGTGTGTTTGGGAAGTGGGAAAAATGATGAGTGATAAAGATGCAAAAAAATTTTGGAGAGATATGGAAAAATTAGAAAAGCGAAATAAATGTATGATTCCTAAAGTGACGTTTCGAATGAGACATAACGATCACGTTCAACTCGGTGGTGCGTGTGCGATTGGTGGAGTCTGGAAAGATGTCACCACGTCTCAACTGTTTGATAATAAAAAAATAGTTCTCTTTGCTTTACCTGGTGCTTTTACTTCAACGTGTTCTTCTAAACAACTTCCGGGTTATGAGAGTCGATACGAGCAACTTAAAAAATTTGTTGACGATGTTTATTGTATGTCTGTTAATGATGCCTTTGTAATGAATGCTTGGTTTAAAGATTTAAATATTAAAAAAGTTAAAGCCATCGGTGATGGGGAAGGAACCTTTACCGCTGGTATGGGTATGTTAGTGAGTAAACCTCGACAAGGATTCGGTTTACGTTCGTGGCGATATTCGGCTTACATTGATAATGGAGAAATTAAAGTTATGTTTGTTGAACCGGGAAAAAATAATTTAAGTGAAGATAATGATCCATTCCACGTGAGCGGCGTTGAAACAATGATTAAATATTTTGAAGATGAAAATAAATAGAAAATTTAGATATCCGAGAACCAAACGAGAGCTTATTGATGGCCTTCGTCATTATAATATTAATGAAGGACAATGGAAATTACCGAGCGTCACGACGATTTTGGATAAAACTCAGCCGGCCGAGAAGCGCGAAGCGTTGAGGAAGTGGAGAGAAGCGAAGGGAGAGGAAGAAGCAACGCGGATCGTGGATGAGAGCGCCTCTAGAGGCACAGCAATGCACAAAATATTAGAGAAGTACATTATCGAGGATGGTTATTTAGATTTAACGGAAAATGGAATTCAAGCACATAATATGGCTAAACAAGTTATTGAGCGAGGGTTATGTAATATGACTGAGTATTATGGGTCAGAAGTGACATTATATTATCCAGGCCTATACGCAGGACAAACTGATTTGGTTGGAATACATAAAGGAGAAGACGCTATTGTAGATTTTAAACAAACTAATAAGCCAAAGAAAAGAGAATGGATTCAAGATTA